GCTGCTGCCGGTAATCTTGGCATTGAATGGGATGACGATGAGTCGTCTCCAGATGCCATCATCGGATGCAGAAACACGAGGCAGATGGTTGGTATAGAGCACCAATGTGTGGCAGGGCTTGAAGGAGAACGGGTCCTTGTATTTCTTTTCTGCAAAGACATCATCGGTGGAGCAGAGCTGTTTGACGGTGGAATCGTTCAGACGAGCACCTTCCTGCATCTCGGCAGCAATGAGGAGTCTTTTGCCTTTGATCTCCGCCATTTCTGGTTTGATGTTTCTACGGCATCCAACAGTGAGTGTATCTGCAGAAATGTTACCGGAGTAAAGACCAAGTACTCTGGAGATAGCATTCCAGAAGGTGGATTTACCATTGCGTCCATCACCGTAGGCGATGATAAGTGCCTCCACGTAAACCTTGCCGATGGCGGCCAGACCACAAATCATCTGAACGTAATCGATGAGTTCCTGATTGCCCTGAAAGATGAGGTCAAGGCAGTCCAGCCATATCTGCTGTCCCTTGTAATTCGGAGACACAGATGTGATTTTGGTAATGAAATCCTCCGGCAGGTGTTCTCTGGCACCGGCCATTCCTTTACGCAGGTCATAGGTTGCTTCCGGTGTACACATGGCGAAGCAATCGGCATCAAGGTCACGAGGTGAGATTTCCAGCATCGGACGAGACTCCTTAAGCGTAGAAGTAATGTTCTTGGAGTCCCTGCGCTTTACAGCAAACTGCTGATATGCCTTTGCAGCCAGAAATTCCTGATAGGCTTCCAGCTGGTCCTCGTTCATCAGCTGCTCTGCTTTGTTCTTTGTCATGGAATCAAGCAGAGACTGTGCACCGGAGTTTTTCAGCTTATCGAGTGCTTCGAGCATATCGTTACCAGCTTCCTTCAGCTGCCTTCTGGTAAGCTCGTGAGCCACAGCCTGCGCACCCGGTTCGGATTCCTGCCAGTAATGGTCAGAGTATCGGATAAAGTGGGTGGCCGGAGAGTAGCGGAGCTCGCCAGAGAAGTATTTTGCTAACACCTCAGCCTGTCCAACATCGGAAAAATCTCCCGGTTTGTAACAGGAAGGGTCGTTATATACTTCCGGTGCAATGTAGCCATCCTGTTGGGAGAGTCTTGCATAAAAGCGCTGGGCACTGTGCCAGATGGTAGCAAGCTCGGATGCCTCAAGCGGCGGTACGCATTTAGCGGATTCTTCAATGAATGCCTGATATGCTTTTTCGCTGTCTCCGTATTTTTTGATGACACGACCGGCAAAACGGGACATGGTGGCGTTGCGGCTTCCTTCAGGAATAGAAGCGCCGTCATATTGACCGTCCGGTAAATCTTCATCGAACAGGTCTTCATCCAAGAACTCAGTCAGATTCATGCGGCCCGGATAAAGGGCAACATCTGCAGTGGTCGTTCCAAAGAAGAATCGTGCGGCATCCAGCGCCTGCGTATCGAAATACGGGAAGATGGAATTGACCAGCTTCTTCATATCGCTGTAAAGAGAGGCATCGGATACATATTCAATTGGGAACAGGACATGGAACTTCGGTCTTGCAGCCTTTCCGTTTTTCTCACGATTGTTGTAGCGACTATAGTGGATAGCAAAGCTGACACCCGGAAAGGCCTGCATGATATCGTCGGGAGTGACCCAGTCATCCGAATTCTCAGAGTGGTCGTTATCGCAATCCACAGGAAGGCAGTCGCTGCCGATAAAGTTATCGCCATTGCGGTAGCTGTTTTTATATTCGGCGCAGACATAGTCGTGGCAGATGGTAGCTTTCAGACTGTCCTCATCTAAAATGACATGCTTATGCGGATAGGAGCAGTTACCGGGATTGCCGGTAACGTCCGCAGAATAAATGGTGAACATTAGTCATACACCTCCTTGGATTCGTCTTCCAGAACCTTGGTGATAAATTTCAAAGCTCGAATCATGGTCTCCAGCTCACAGTCACCACCGAGGCAGACTTCAAAACCGTTACTGCCGCAGCGAGTGGTATAGCTATGGATTTCCATGTCCGTGCAGGCTGCATCCTGAATACGGAAATAGGTGCGGCCACCATGACCGGTATCGCCACCACGATAGCCGGTGGTTCCTGCCTCGACTTCTAAAATGTTGCAGCTGACGACATCTCTGCTATAGGTCGTGATTTCGGTTCCGTCTTTTAATATTCTTGAATTTTCTTTTACTTCGTACATGTGTTAAACCTCCTCAAGATTCTCAGTGAAGTAGCGCAGGCGGTAATTCTTCCACTTGGCTCGTTTGATTTCTGCTTCCATGCCGGAAGAGATATGACTTCCAAAGACCCAGACCTCAGAACACTTGCTCATGATGGCATTTCCGAAAAAAAGACCGAGTTCACGCTCCTTCTGGTCGCTATCATTCAAAAACTGTGGAAACAGCAGGTGTGGTGCGATGGGGATATATCCTTGTTCCACTGCAAAGCGGCTGTAGGCTCTGGCGGCAGCTACGTTCTTTTCGATGTCTCCGGCAAAGGGAGAGCAGATATATACGATTGGTCTGAAAGCACGCAGTGCATGGGTCTCACTTTCGATAGAAGAAAGAGCGCCGTAAGCAGTAGGGTCAGGATAGCCTTCGCTGTTATATTTGCTAATCGACATGTCAGGTTCCTCCTTTCCGGATGGACATAAAAAAGGACGTCCATCTCTAATATCCACTGGAGATGAATGTCCCATTTTGACGAAAAACAGAAATGAAATTTTCTATCTCCACTACTAAATGGAGATGAGTTTGCCGTTTGGCCGAAAAAATCTAATCTTTTTTATAAAAAGGTGTCGCATAGCCATCAGCTCTTAAGAGCAGCCCTTCGGCCCATGGTGGAGTACGGCCCATTTGTTCACAGACTGCATCCAAGGACATACGAGGGTCTGCTTCAATGACTACTTCATCATGAATGTGCATGACAATGGAGCAGCAGCGGAGGGTCTGCATGGCGTAGCAGAGAATATCACGGGCGGTGGCCTGTACAATGTTCTCGACAAATTTTGGACCATAGGAATCGAGGCGTTCCCACTTCTTAGTGCCGCCGACACCTTCATAGGTGATGCACTGGCCACCGAACTTATTTGTTCCAATCTTCGGTTTCACATATGCGAGCTTTCTTCCCGATGGGAGAGTAATAAAGAGCATGCCACTCCTGCAGGAGAAGGTCAGACCATAGTTGGATGTGGTGTGCTTGAACTTTACGGCTTCCATGACAGCTCGGTCCACATCCCACCAGAATTTGACGATGTTCGGGTTGGACTGCCTCCATGCATCGACCAGTGGAGGAAGCTCCTCTTCAGTGAGCCCCATATCCAGAGCACCCATTGCTTTTAAGGCACAGACCGAGCCTCCGTAGCCGAGGGCAAGCTCAGCGATTTTACCTTTTTGTCTGAGGTGGCCATTGATGCCGTGCTTCTCAACAGGGACCTTGAACATCTGGCTGGCAGAGGCGCAGTAGATATCGCCGCCCTTGGCAAAGACATCTTGACGCCACTTTTCACCGGCAAACCATGCGATGACACGGGCTTCGATAGCAGAAAAGTCCGCTACCAGAAATTGCGTTCCTTCTCTTGGAATGAAAGCTGTACGGATGAGCTGGGATAGTGTATCCGGCACATCTTCGTAGAGAAGCTCCACAGCTTCAAAGTTACCGGAGCGCACTAAAGAGCGTGCTTCCGCAAGGTCTGATAGATGGTTTTGCGGTAGGTTTTGCAACTGGATATTACGACCTGAGAATCTACCGGTTCGATTGGCACCATAAAACTGGAACATGCCACGGGCACGACCATCTGCGCAAACGGTCTTTTCCATCGCCTGATATTTGCGGACAGAGGACTTGGCCAACTGCTGTCTTAAGGTGAGGACCTGTGAGAGCTTTGGAGAAGCAGACTTTAGGAGCTCCGCCACAGCCTTTTTGCCAAGAGTATCTGTTTCCAAACCATTGTCAGAAAGCCAAGCCTTCATCTGCTGGACGGAGTTAGGATTCTCAAGTTCTGTGATTTCCTTCATGGTTTTGGTCAGCTCCGTTCTGGAGCGAGTATCCATTTCGATGGCAGCAGCAACAAGATCTATGTCCAAACGTACACCACGGTCGTTGATTTCTTGGTCCATGTGGTATTCATCCCACACCTGAGCTGGCACCGGAAACTTTGCAAGACGCTGCTGGATACCCATTTCGGTCTCTACATCACGAATATTATATTTTTTGAACATAGCCCATTTATCCGGAGCATGGAAGGGGCGATTTCTTGTGCGCTGCCCATTGGTCTTCGTAGGAGCACAGGGCTGGCAGAAATATTTGATAAGGTCTTTTCCTTCTGAGAGCTTCTGCTTTTCCAGACCCAGAACAGTGCCGACACCTTCCAAGGAGAGTGGGAGTCCCATTGTAGCGGCCCATATCATGGAGCAGCGCCAGTTTTCCGGTTCCAGATATTCTCCGGTCGGATAACCTAAAAAACGGGAAAGGCAGATACGTTCAAAGGCAGCGTTGAATGCCCACTTGGTGACAGCTTCATCCTCCAAGGCAAGAAGGATTTCTTTTGGAATCTGTTCACCACAGGCAAGGTCGATAACCTGAACGGGCTGGCTGTCTACACTGTAAGCAAAGAGTAAGATTTCAAAATTGGGAGACTCCACATAACGATAGACACCGGTCTTCTGAAGAGGTACATCGCTGTAGGTCTCGATATCAATACTGAGTGTTTTCATGAGGTTGTCCTTTCTACAAAACAGGCAGCAGAGAAATCCCTGCCGCCTGCCGTGTTACTGTTTATCTTTATTGGATTTGTATTTATTGATGTCACGGCGGATATGGTATACCGCATAGCGGATAAGGTAGAGAATGACTTTCCCTACGTTGTAGATGATGAAACCATATACCGCTACCAAAAAGGTATAGGCGATGACATTGCCAATAAAGAGATTCAATGTTTCTACAAATTCATTCATAGATTGTCTCCTTTTGTCGAAAAATATCGATGGCGGCAGTGAGGGTCACCGCCATCGGGTTGATAGATTACTTAAAGTCCTTCATGCGCTTCTCATGGTATTCGAGGTCACGCTTGTCCTTTTCCTGTTCACGCTTTTCACGCTTGTGGTCATTGATGATGCTCTGAATGATAGAGACCGCAGTAGCAAGTCCCACACAAGCGAAGCAGCCGATACAGATGTTTACAAGAATCGTACTAATCATGATTGTCTCCATAGCTTGTCACCTCCATTAATCAAGGAAATCATCATCGTCATCAGTTGCAAAGTCGGATTCAGCAGATGCCTTACCACCAAGAGGCTCGCCATCACGAATCTTCTGCAGATTGTTAAGGCCGCAGGCGATGCCCTTATTACCAGAGCTGTTGAAAGCATAGAAGCTGATGCTGGCACGACCGTAGACTCCGGAGTAAACCTCAGAACGAGTAAGGATAGGATTGCGGTCTGCATCCACGATGCCCGGAGCAGAAGTGGCGTTGGCATTTACAAAGTAGCTGCCAGCGTATGCAGGGTCATCCGGTCTCTCAAGGTCTCCGTCACGAAGAGGAGTCTTAAGTACGGAAAGCGCCGGTACGGACTTGCCGTTGCCCTTGAGCTTGGATTCGCCTTCACGGTAGGCTGCTTCGATAGCCGCTTCAATCTTAGCGACAGTCTTGGTGTCAGACTTCGGGATAATCAGGCTGACACTGTACTTCGGAGTGCCACCGTTGATGGATTTCGGTTCCCAGACGTTGGCGTAGCTCCAGCGTGTATTAGGACCAGTGATAACCTTCATGGGATTTGTCATTTTTACATTCTTACTCATTGTCGTATTCCTCCATAAAATCATTTTTGGCTGTGTTCATTGCCGGGCGCTTATCGCTCTCCGGCACAAGAGTAGGTTTGCCTTGTGGCTTTTCGATATATGCTGCAAGGAGCTCTTCGAAGCGAGACTTACCGAGCAGCTTTTGCATGGCTGTGATACCAAGCAGTTTCTTTTCGTAAGGGTCAAAACCAGCAGATTCGACAGCTTTCGATACGGCGTCTTCACTGGTGTATCTGCGGTTGGAGCGACCCTCGACCAGCTTCCAGCCGGTCCATTCTTTACCGCTGATTGCCTGCTGGAGTGCATACTCCTTGATGTCACTTGCCCAAGAGACCAGTTCGTCGACACGGGAGAGGATGACTTCGATTTCCGAATCCGTGAGCAGTGGTGGCAGTTTGAAATCGTGCTGTGTGAGTAGAAGATTGGCTTCAGCTCTGGCTCGGCATTCATGCTTTGCCTTGCAGAATCCGCACCATTCGCCACACAGGAAGTTTCCATCACCGGCAAAGGCAAGGTCTGCGGTAGGCTTCAGAACTTCATCAGCCCATTGATACAGGTCGTCCTTGCTTACCTCGTAGGTAGAAACGTTCTGGCGTCTGGGCTGGTAGATGGTCATGCTGACTGTATCGATGTCGTAGATGTCATCGAACAGTTCCAGTGCGCCAAGGGCGTAGCATTTCATCTGCGGATTGTTCTCAGCGGATACGAGAATTCCAAGACCGTGTTTATAGTCAATCACGTGCATGGTGCCGTCGCTGATGAGAATGGCATCCGAGGTTCCGAAGCCTTGTTCCACCCAGCGAGAGAAGTCCACTCGCTGTTCAATCAGAACAACAGGGTCGGAGCAGGTTTGTTTGGTCTCTTCCAAAAGCTCCATGATGAAGCTGGCATAGCCGGTAGCACAATCCTCCATCTCAGCGTTGTACCAGTCGAGATTCTCGGTAGGGTCTGTAGCTTCCATGCCGAGAGCCTTGCGGAGCTTGTACTCACAAAGGGAGTGGACATCGGTGCCTTCTGCAGCATAGTTGCTGCCTTTATCCTCATAGGTTTCGCAGAGTCTTGCTGACGGTGGGCAGTGGAGCCAGCGGTCAGAAGAGGATGCGGAGAGGATTGCATGTCCTTTAGGTGGCATATTAGAGCACCTCCGCTTCCCTAAGCAGGGCTTCATAATGTTTCGGGTCTACAAGTGACAACTTACTTGCACCGTACTTTTTAAGAAGCTCTCGTATTTCAGCTGTATGTCCGGTACGAGATTTATCAGCCAGAACAGCTCGAACCTCCTCAAGAGTCAGTGCAGGTTTTGTTTTCTTTTCTGGTTTAGCAGTAATATTTTCATTTTGCTGCTTATCGTCAGATGAAAACTGCTGTGCGAGCCAGTTTGCTGCATCGTTAATAGCAGCGGCAGCATTTCTTAGCTCTTCGATGGTCATAGCCATATCGCTCATTTTTGACATTTACTGTTCCTCCTTCCTCGGATTGTCTGTGTGCGGCGATGATTCTGAGATTCTTCGCCATTCTTGCGGATACTTGACTGATTGCAGTGAGAGTAGCAATCACTTCTGCGTCAGTGTCGCTTCTGTTGTGAAAAGTCTTATTCACGATGTTCACCTCGCTTTCTGTAGGTCGCTTTGTTTCGCCTTACACTACTCAATGGAGGTGAGATGGCTGTTTGGCCGAAAAAATATAAAAACTTTTTGAAAAGAAAAGTCGTCCCCTGAAGAATCAGAGGACGACCATTCATATTAGAGGTAGTCCTTAAGCTCGGAGCGGAGCTTCTGGAACAGCTTGTCCCTGCGATATACGAATGTATTACGAGAGAGACCCATTTCCTTGCCACAATCACGTTCCGATTTTCCTTCCATAATAAGCTGGCAGATAAGACGGCCTTCCGGGTCCAGCTCGTTCAGCTTTGCGTAGAGGGCATTAAGAAGCTCTGCATCCTCTAATACTTCAGCGATAGCCGCAGATTCATCCGGTACATCTTCAAGCCAGCTCTTTTCGTTTCCATCGCTGTCACGCACGGTGTTATTGAGGGAAAGCTGGTCGCCAGCCTTGGCATAAGGACAGGTGAAGCAATCCATGTCGCATAAGTAGCGCTTGCTTGCAGGGCAAACACAACGGCCATGTTCCTGTTGACGCTTGCGGTAGGCGTTGATTTCACGGTAGTAGTTCGTGTAGAACTCCTTGTTAACGTCTACCCAGCTCTTGGATTCCTTGATGTAGATACGATACTCTTTACTCTGTTTTACTTTGTTTGCCATAACTTTTACCTCCGTTGGCTTCATTTGCGAAGCGGAGATAACCGTTATGGCTGCCAGTGTTTTTCATAAGATGGTCACCTCGTGCGGATCACTCCGCTTCTTTCTGGTGACCAGCCGTTCGTAAGCTGGCACTCTATTGATAATGTTTTCTTGTTCATCAACTACGAACACACCACGTGGCCACGAAGATGGTGAGCTGATGACCAAGAGAGTAGTTTTACGCCTTGCTCAGGGCGTTTATTTAATTGTCGTTTGCGATAAGCTCCAAATCAGCGAAGACCTCGCTGTAATAGCAGGGGCTTAGGTCATAGGTTCCATGAGCGCCGTAGCGATAGAACACAGATTTGGCTACTTCAGAACCATATTCGGTTGCCACAGCATCAGCGGCATCCTCGATGTTGGTGAGCCATATTCTCCTTTCAGATTTTGTCATTAAAATCACCTGCCTTAATTTTGATGATTTGAGTTTACCAATTGAAAAAGACACTCGAAATTGGGCTGAGACACTGAAAAAAGACACTTTGGACACTTCTGAAGACACTTCTTCCAAATGTGGATTAAAGTCGGTTTATAAGGATTTAAAATTTATTAATATAGTAAAGGATTGTTTTTTGCCGATTAAAGTAATATAATGGAATCTGGATAGTTATATTTATTTGAGAAAGGAGGCGTCAGATTGAACCTTTCAAGACTTTGTAAAGGTGTGAGACCTTATTGCAAACAAATTAAAAGTCAAACAGCTTTTGTGAAAGGATTGTTCAATGCTACAGGTAATAGTTTTATTTCTGATAGCTATGCGAAGCAGTTGTATTCTGGCGGAAAACCTTTTACAGATGAACTAAAATCAGGATTCGGTGGTGCAGACAGGACTCAGGAGCTAATTACTTTTTTTGAGGAAAGTATTACAGATGTAGCAGGAGCAATCGCTGACTTTGGTATTCCAGAGAAAGCAGATTGCAATAAAAAAGCGCTATGTGTTGCTTTGACCCGTCAGATGCAGGAATTGATTAATGGGACAGATGAGGTTGACGATATTCTTGCAATGACGTATGAAGCTGAGAAGGCAAACACCAGTGAAGAAATAACAGGTGCATTGCCGCAGCCTTTATACAATGGGGATAGTGTTAATGCGTTTTACAATCGGACTCACGTGATTCAAAGCTATGATAAAGTCCTTCATCAGTGGGAAATTATGAATACAGGTAAACTAGTCTGGGCTGGAAGAAAACTCGTCTATATGAGAGGTGAAAAAGACCGTCCGGAAGCTAATCCATCTGTCATTGAATTGCCGGATGTACGGCCGAATCAGAGCATAAAAATAACCACGACCATAGATGGCCGTGGCTTTGATGGAATTACTTATTGTAAATGGGAAATGCAAGATGCTGATGGGCAGAACTGCTTTCCTGAAAGAGAAACTATTTTTAGTGTAACTATAGATGCTAAGTATAAGAGAAACTAAAACGGAGGTTCAAAGTGAAGGAACAGATTATTGAAAAATGGTCGACGCTTAAAGAAGTGCAGGAGTATCTCGGTGTTGGAAGAGATACGATTTTACAATGGATTGCAAAAAGAAATATGCCTGCGTATAAGGTGGGCCGCCTCTGGAAATTTAAATTATCCGAAGTGGATGAATGGATTCGCTCCGGAGGCGCTGCCGACGATAATTCTTCGACAGACGATGAATAAGTCCAGATTAACGGATACCTAATAGACTAGTATTAACATAGAATACTGTAAAAACAAATGAAAGGTTAAGGTAAACTTTTATGGATAATCAAGTGCAAAATGCAATTGTTAATTTTATATGGGGAATTGCAGATGACTGCTTAAGAGATGTGTATACTCGTGGCAAGTATCGTGATGTCATTTTACCTATGACGGTTATTCGTCGTTTGGATGCAATGCTGGAGGATACAAAACCAGCAGTTCTTGAAATGAAGAAAAAGATGGATGAGGCTGGAATCACAAACCAGTGGCCTGCACTCTGCAATGCTGCAGGTCAGGCATTCTGTAATTCATCGCCATTTTTGCTTAGAGATTTAACAAGCCGTGCCAAGAAGCAGACGCTGAAGGCTGACTTTGAGGCTTATTTGGATGGATTTTCTCCTAATGTTCAAGAAATACTAGATAAATTCAAATTCCGCAATCAGATTGACACGATGGTTGAAGCGGATGTTTTAGGAGCTGTGATTGAAAAATTTGTTTCACCAACTATGAATTTAAGTCCTAAGCCTGTTTATACAGATGATACGATGCAGACAATTAAGTTGCCTGCTCTTGATAATCATGGAATGGGAACCATTTATGAGGAACTTCTAAGAAAATTCAACGAAGATAATAATGAGGAAGCCGGTGAGTTTTGGACACCTCGTGATGTTGTCGATTTGATGGCAGACCTTATTATTGTACCCATTGCAGATAAAATTATGGATGCAACGTATTCTTGCTATGATGGCGCCTGCGGAACTGGAGGTATGCTTACTGTTGCACAGGAACGACTTTACACTGTTGCTAAACGTAGAGGTAAAAATGTATCTATTCATCTTTTTGGACAGGAAGTACAGCCAGAAACATATGCTACCTGTAAAGCAGATATGCTGCTAAAGGGTGATGGTGAACAGGCAGAGCATATTGCATATGGCTCTACATTATCTGCAGATGGACATGCAACTCGTCAGTTCGATTTTATGTTAGCCAATCCACCTTACGGAAAGAGCTGGAAGATAGATGCTGAGAAAATGGGTGGCAAGAAAGATATATTAGATAGTCGATTTAACGCATATCTAGAAGATGGAACCCAGTTAACTATGATTCCAAGAACTAGCGATGGTCT